TATACGAGGGTACATTAGATTCACATGGTACGTACGCTCAAGACATTCATACTACAATGAAGGGAACGGCAGGTGCGTCTAGCGTAACCGTTGTTCTTGATAAAGATTTCAGTGTAGATGACATGTGGGTAGAGAGCACAGCTGGTGCATTTACTCTTAAAATCGGTGATTCATCTGGCGATGATCCTGATTCCACTACGATTGGTGTAACAACCACTCTTGGTGCTTATACAGTCGGACTAAGTCAAGTGAGTGGTGGTAGCACTACTATTGACGCAAGTGGTACGATCGGTGGTATTGCTGTAGCGGTAACTGACGTTGCAAATTCTACTAGAGAAACTACTGGTTCTATTACAACGGGTGGTGTAACCGCTAAAGTTGTACATAGCAAAGTTGCAGCAGGACATAATGCTGAAACGACGGTATCTACTACTGTTGCAGGCCTAGGCTTAACAGTTGTTAATGATAGAAATGCTGGAGCAACGAATGACAACGAAGTATCAGTCTCTCGTGTTATCGGTACGTTAGGTACTCTTAAAGGTACTTACAATAAGACAGACGCAGCGACTCCTGTTGTCACGAAAACTGTAGAGTTAACTCGTGGTATATGGACAGCTTCTTGGTCACAGGTTGATAGCGCAGACGCTACAACTTCACTGAAGGCAAGTCTATCGTTTTAAAAAAACTTAGGTAACTAAGTACTCGGGGGAGTTATTATTACTCCCCCATCTTAAATTATTGGAGATCATATGAGCTATAATAATACAAAATTAATGAGCGAGCACTATAAAGATGATGGTAGTGTTGCAAAAATTTATCAAGTAGTAACAGGAATGGATGGTGAACATTCGTTTTTTTCAATCACGTATAAAGATCCTATAGGTAACAGAATAATGCAAGAAGATTTTCCATACAAAGCTCTAGGCTATGTTGAAGATGCAGCAACGAACTGGACTAAAGGTATCAAATTACTTAAAGGATAATCAGATGGCAGACGTATTCGATTTTGGTTTCACTCTCGTTGATGAGAAAGAGTTAGACGTTGCACAAGCAGCAACAACATCAGCGGCAGCAGCAGAAACTACACAAGACAGATTAGATGATCTATACAATGCTATTACACCTCTACTCAATAACCTTAAGGCTAATCCAGAAAAAGAAATGATTAAGTGGCCTAATCGTGTTGAGAAGGTAGAAGCATTTGAAGATCATATTTACAAAATATATAAAGGTTAGTATGTACAAATTGTAAATCTATGTTATAATATACTTAACACACACAAAATAGGATTTATATTATGGCAAAACGTAAGATGACAGAAGCACAAAGAACAGCCGCGGCAGCTAATTTAGCTAAGGCAAGAGCTGCGAAAAAACCTGCTTCATACAAAACTATTGCAGCTAATGTTGTTGCGTTAGATGATGACCATGGCTTATCGATGGTCAACGTCAAAAGATATATCAAAGCAACTACAGAAAAAATGGCGGCATTAAGACGTGGAATCCAAACAAATGAAAGAGGTGCTATTGCTAAATATGAATCAGCAAGAGTATACCGAAACCATTGTCAAACATATTTGAGAGAAGGTGTATGGTCACTTGATTTCTATGGTGAGAATGAAGAGAAGCCAGTCTATTGGTCTACACTTGTCCCAGCGTATGACAGCGATGGGATGCAAAAGTAATGGAGGATATCAATAAGAAAGCCTTCTCAAATTTAGTTGAAACATTTGTTCGTACTCATAGAGATACCAATTATATAGATGCTATTATACAGGTATGTGAGGACAACGAGATCGATCTTAGAGACAGTAAGAAACTTATCTCTAAGGAGATTATAGAACATGTTGAGTTCGAAGCAAAGGAACTTAACTTATTACAAGGGGGTAACCCAACTTATGTGTTGCCTATATGAGAATGACAGGATATGAGGCCTTCACATTACATAATGCAATTAACCTCCACTTTAATGGATCTTACGATTGCTTTAAGTATAATTTTAAAACTAACGTAACTGAAAAGACGTATTGGAAAAGACCAGATAAATTTGCATTAACAAAGATTGGTAAGAGATTTAAGAGTAAAGATGATATTATATTATATTTTGCTGCGCATCAAGTAGCAGGTAATAAGTATAGTGGTGATATGATCAGAGACGAAGAGTCTTATACCAAGTTCTTAAAAGTTATAGATAGTATATCGTATGTATTTAAGAACGAATTAGAACAGATTTCAGATGTAAAGTTTGATTCACTCTTGGAAATAGAAGAAACATATCCAAGAATTATCCAGCTTCATCTCGAAGGCACGGTTTCATTAGAGACTGTGTGTATTATCAATAGGCTCACGGGCTTTATTGATAGAGCGAATAAGCAGATCACAGAAACAATTCTATGGCCTGACTTATATAAGAAGATAACTAATTATCAATCCTTTTTAAAGTTTGACGACATTAAAATGAGAAAGATTATTGTAGATATTTTCAAATAAAGTATGTACTTTTATCAAAAATATGATATAATATATACTGATACAAAGCAATATAAATTAATATAAATCTTTAAAGGAGAAATAAAATGAGTTTTGCAGACTTAAAGGCTAAAGCTAATGACATGAGCACATTAGTTGGTGCGGCCGGAAGCACCGAAAAGAAATCATACGGCGACGATCGTATGTGGAAACCCACGGTAGATAAAGCAGGTAACGGTTATGCCGTTATTAGATTCCTACCAACTGTCGAAGGTGATGACTTGCCTTGGGCAAAGTACTGGGACCACTTCTTCCAAGGACCAACTGGACAATGGTATGTTGAGAAATCACTAACTACTATTCAGAAGGACGATCCTGTGTCGGAGATGAATTCTAAACTTTGGAATACAGGCATTGAAGCCGACAAAGATTTAGCACGTAAACGTAAGCGTAGGCTTCACTATGTGTCAAATATTTATGTCGTTGCGGATCCTGAGAATCCTGAAAACGAAGGTAAAGTATTTCTATATGGATACGGTGCTAAAATCTTTGAGAAGATCATGGATAGCATGCAACCTAAGTTTCAAGATGAAACACCAGTCAATCCATTTGATCTATGGAAAGGTGCTAACTTTAAAATGAAGATTGCGAACGTAGCTGGTTACAGAAACTACGACCGATCTGAGTTTGCTAATGCTGAAGCTTTGAATGCAGATGATTCTGTACTAGAAGGCATCTATAACAAGCAGTATGCATTAAGTGAGTTTACTGATCCTACATCATTTAAATCTTACAGTGAGCTTAATCTTAAGCTAACTCGTGTGTTAGGTGAGGAAGTTAAAACTAATCGTACGGAAATTGATTATGTTGATGAAGATATCAAAAATGAATCTCCATTCAATGATTCACCAAACGATGTTAAAGATCCTGTCGCAACCGCTGCTGATCCAGTAGCCAGAGCTGATTCGGATAATGATGACACTATGAGTTATTTCGCTAAGTTAGCGGCTGAAGCTTAAGAGTTAAATCTGAGAACCCCCTTGATTGGGGGTTTTTTATTATTTAGGGCCTTTAGCTAGATGATGTACATTCTCTTTAGGTTGGTTAATAAATATTGTTTCAGAATTATGTACAGTTATTATATCTCCGCCTCTACTTAAATCTGTATAGCCACCATAAGTACCTACACCAGTTCCATAAAGAATATCATCATTCATAGTTAAGCCAGGTGAATAAGCCGCATTCGTATATTCTTTTGCAAATGCCAATGACTCTTCAAATGCTCTAGCGGCTGCAGCCTTATCAGCAGCAGGATGTAGTGAATTTAAATTAGTTCCATACTGAGAACGAGGAGTGTTTATACTCGTTTGCATTTGTCTTAATTCTGCCTCAGACCAACCATGCTTCATTAATTCTTGTATATAAACCTCTTGAGCTTCTTTATTCTTCTTAACTGTTTCAAGTAACATCCTTACGTTTTCTTTCTGCTTTGTATTTGGATCAGCAAGCATCATCGGGCCTTGCGTAAGGTGTTTAAACTTTTCCATATCAGTATTTGCGATAAAGTCCATAGCACTAGCTTCAGTATCTACATCTAACATCTCTTGCATAAGTGCATCATTCTCGCCTTGTTGTGCCTTAATTGCATCAAGTCTCCATATAACTATTTCTGATACAGCCCATGCAGCTAAACCCCAAGGACCAAAGAATCTAAGAAAACCTCTACCTGCCATTTTCCAACCACCAGACTTAATCATCTTCGTCCACATCTTACCTCTTAAAGTATTCTTACCAGCGTTTTTAAATATTTTAGTTATTCCTAATTTTGTTAGAGTTGAAACTCTGGTTACTAATGATTTAACTGGAAGTAATGTAGTAATCAATAGAGCATTAATAGCATTATCTAAAGTAAGAATTGATTTACCAGCTGGACCATCTCCTATTTCAATCTCGGACCCATCTCCACCATCATCATCCATCTTGAAGTCATCCATCTGTTCAGTTGACTGATTAATAAATCCACTAGCAATCATACCAGCAAGTAAAATTGGCCACATCCTTGGATTACGTGCTCCCCTTCCTCTACCAAAGAGTTTCCTACCCATAACCTTTAATCTTAATTTCATAGTTCTGGCGAAACCACGTTTAGTTTTAAACCCAAACCATTTTTTAGTTAGAGCCCAAAGTGTAAGAGCGCCAGCACCAAGACCAACATTTTTAGAATTTTGACTTAACCAACCAAATATACCACCGCTTTCTTCATCAGCATCACTACCACCTTCACGACCACCGCCAACAGCACCAACACCAAGACCAGCATTCTTAATAGATTCTCTACGTGCTTCTTCTCTATCACGCTGAGTTGTATTCCATCTTAGATCACTATCAACTTTAGATTGTTTTAAGAAGTCTAATATTTGATGA